GTCTGGTGTAACGGTGAACACCACCGACACGTGAACTTTCATCAATCCGCACCGCAGTCGGTGGGATACCCATACCTAAGAGGTTAGGGTTGAGGATGTAGTTGGTTTTGTCGAAGGTGATACTGTCGCCGTTCGCCCCGGTCAGTTTGAAGTTGGTCACGCTACTAACCTTGCCCTTCTCATCGCCAGTAACAGCTCTTGTTCAGCATCGAACGACTTGTTAGGTGCAGCGTAATAGTTGATGGCACCTTGTGGCCTGTCCAGCCCCATCATGGACTCGAACCGTTCAAGTGGGATAACGACCTCTGGCCCTGCCTCACCAACAAGCGCGTTGGTTGGTCCAGTGACGAGACCACCCTCAGCAAGCGCGATACGTGGTAGGCTTATCTCACTCAGACGGCTGATGTTGAAACCGAAACTGCTGAACCCAGTGAGCTTCTCAACCCAATCTGGTGCGTCAACCCTGATGCGGTTCAGCGCGTCAATAATGAAGTTGACGCCTCGAATCATGAAGTTGGTGAATCCCTCGAAGGCGCTAATCATTCTGTTGATGAGTGCGTAGAAAAACTCACCCAACCCACCGAATGTGTTCTCGAAGAAACCGCTGAAGATGTCGACAACGCTGGTGACAGCATCGATGGCGTCCATGAACATGTTGATGGCGAACACCAACACCTCACCGATGATACCTGCCACCACCTCAAGGATGGGGATGAGGAACTCGATAGCTCGAATCATTAAGGGCAACAACGCCATGATGAGTGGTTCGAACGCGTAGAACAGCTCAAGCACCACGGGGATTAGCGCGTTGACCAGTCGAATCATCACCGGGAATAACGCGTCAATGAGCGGTGTGAGGATGTCCAGGAATGTGTAGAACAACAACATGAGCGGTTCAAGCGCCATGTCCATGAAGTCTTCAAATCTGCCTGCTAAATCGGTTACCACTGGTAACAGCAAAGTCAGCAACTCACCGACGAACGGTAGTAAAGCTTGCACCAAGTTGAAGAAGATTTCGGCCAGCTCGCCACCGACATAAATGAGAGGTAGCAACCCTTCCAAAAAGCTGGGCAACTGGCCAGCGATATTGGTGATGATGGGTGCTACTTCTTCGAGTACTTCCCCCAACACACCACCAAGTTGTTCAGCAACTGGCACTAAAGCGGTGGTCAGTTCAGCGAACGCTGGTGTGAGGGAATCACCAACTTGAGCTTTGATGTTTTCGAAGTTAGCAGCTAGGATACGTTGCGAGTTGGCTAAACCGTCAGACGTGTTGGCAAAGTCACCAGCGGTTTTGGATGTTGACTCCAACAAAAGGCCGTAACGGGCTTGGACTTTCTCAGTCTCAGTGAGCTGACGACCAGCCTCACCAATACCGTTAGCCAGTGCGAACGCTTGAACCTCAGAATCAAGGAGGTTGATACCGAACCGTTTGAGCGGTTCAGCCTCACCTGACAGACCGGACTGGAACACCTGCAAAGCTTCAGCCACGTCGATGTTGAACACTGAAGCGAAGTCGGTCGCACGGGTGGTGATGTCATCGATGAACTTGGCTTGGTCGCCACCCTCACCAACCACACGTTCGGAGAACGCACTGAAACGGACAGCAGCTTCGTTGAACGTGGCTGTCGAAACACCAAGCCTGGTGGCTGCATCTTCACCCAGTTTGATGACTGAGGCGCTTGCGTCACCATAAGCAACACTGACAGCGTTGAGTGATTCACCTAACCGGCTGGACTGTTCAACCGCGTCACCAAAGAAACGACCAACACCGATGGTGGCTAGTGCGGTGCCAGCAACAGCAGCTATGCCCTTGAGCGCACCACCAAAACTGGACTTGAACTTGCCACCAGCCTCAGCGCCGACCTTGCCACCTATGTTACCAGCACCGCCCATTTCTTTGGCGATTGCCGACTGGAAACCCTTAGCTACAGGGATGAGGGTTACGTAGGCGTAGGCTTGTTCTGCCAATTCATCTCTCCCTGCTTAGCTTTGGCCAAAAGTTCACGGGCGTCCTTCCGGACTGTGCCCTTGCGTGTACTGTTTGTGTTCTTCCACGGCCGTGGGTACGGTTTGGGTTTACGTTTAGAATGCACTTGAGCTAACAGGTCGTAGGTGGCGACTTGAGCAGCCCAGTCATAAGTTATTGGGTGGTCCCATTTGTTCACACTGGTTTGCAACCACGAAGTTGGGTCACGTAGCAACACCGCCACCAGGTAGACCACTTCATCCCAGGGGACGGTCGTACCTAAGTCTTTCAAACCAAGACCGAAACGGTGCCTGAACTCATAAACGAACGCCGGTTTGTGGTCCTCACGTAGGATGAGGACCGCCGTTATTCCCCCAGTGCTACGCCACCCGTCCAAGCTTTCATGTGCTTAGCAAACTCAGACAAGGGCAGTTCATCGAGGATAGCTAACGCTTTCTCGTCCAACACAGACTCCAGAATGAACCAGGTTTGTTCTTGTTCGTTCAGGTTCCGTGCTTTACGCAACACACCAACCGGAATGTTGTTGAAGTCAGGTAGTTCGATGGTTTTGCTTTTGTGCTTCAATGTGTACGACATGCGGCTTTCTCCTTCATTAAGTTACGGCTGGTGGTGGGTGCAAAAAGAAGACAAAAACACCCACCACCTCTAACTCCCAACACCGCCGTAAAATGTGGGAGTGACTTGTTACGGTTCGACTGAACCGAACGCGCTGAACAGCTTCGTGGCCACAACCTCGGTAGCGTCAGCGTACGCGGTGATGGTCACTTCGTAACCGATAGCTTCACCGGATGCGAGGGTGCGCTCACCAACTGAGGTGATTTCACCAGCAGCGATGTAGGTACGTTCGATGTTCGTGCCATCAATGACGTCAATCACGAAGGACTGACGACCACCGGTCGCACGAGGGTCGATGCCGATAGCTCCGGAGGTTAGCGAACCACCAAAGTAAAGCTCAACCACGTCTTGGTTGGTCTCGATAAAAGTCATCGTCACAGAGTATGTACCTTCTGAGACGATTTCACGGACCAACGACCCGTCCTGCCACGAACGAATCTGCGTGGTGGACTTGTCGAACGACTCACTAATGCCGTCAGAGCTGACATACCCAAGGTCGGTGAAGGCCACGTTCAGTGCGTCATCACTGTAGCTTGGTGCAGCTGTTCCAGTTGGTGCGACGTAAACCGCACCGGTTACGGCCACTCTTACGTTATCAGAGTCTAAAGCCATGTTTTTCTCCTATTCCTAGAGGTTGGTACCTCTGTGGTCTACAGCTAAACGCATGAATCTACGTTGAGCTTTGAGGTCGGTCACGTCCTGCACTGAGCTTTCAACGTTGACATCCACGACGGGGTTCCCGTCAGGCATGTCGTCGAATAAAGCCAGCACAGTACGTGCCAAACTTTCAGCGTTTGCGTATGAAGTCTCATAGACGTTCACACCAATCGAATCGGTCATGATAGTTTTTGACCGGCGTGTGCCACCATCTCGGCGGATAATCACCTGCGAACTTGAGTCGTCAGCGAGAACACCGACCCTAGTCGAGGTGAAACCTTCAGCAGTGAGGCCCGTGGATAGTCGGCTGACCAGATGAGCCATGATGTCACTAAAAATGACGCCGTCAGCCATCAGCCACTCCTACGCGCTCTCGGTTTGTTCGTTTTTACTTTGTACCCTCGTTGGCCACCAGCCAGGTCGAGCGCACGGGCCAAATCCCCGGTGTTAGCCTCGTCAAAGTCGGAACCGCGTGCTACTTTGGCACGGGCACGTCGGCCTTTCGTGGTAACTTCGAGTTCGCTACCTGGGACGGCAGCTTGCACCCTGAGCATCCGCGCTCTAAGCATGCTGGCGATAGGTTGTGACCTCAACAGGTCACCCATCCCCTTACGGTTCAGTATGACTTCACCGCCACCACCGGGTATTTTGCTACTACCCACGGTCTTTCTCGCGTTGCAGGTTCACCACAACACCAGGGTTCCAAGACCCTAGACCTTCTTTCCACTCAAACGCTTCACCATCAATCTCATAAGTTTTGCCACGGATGGTGAAAGTATCGTCGTCTTGAACGTCAGTGTCAGCAGGCAAGTAAATAGTCAAACCGTCAGTGATAACGATTTGGTCAGCGTCGAAGTTGGTACCGGACACACGCACTGAGACATACGCTTGAAGCGTAGCAGTGGTGGTAGTGTAGACCGGTTGGCCGTAACTATCGGTAGAGGTCGAACTTCGTCGGGTTCGGGTAATAGACTCCATAGTTACCGTTTCCAAATGTCGATGCTGAGCGGAAAGTCTTTTCTCGGTAGTAGTCAGCTACCTCTTTGTCGGACGGACTCATCAAAACCTGCCGTCCAACCGCCCAGTTCGCATAGCTTTGACTGAACGGGCCGACTGTTTGTTGTTGCACACCAGCAGCTGCATCTTCAGGGATGAGCAAGGTGCGAACCACCATACCAGCTACCACAGCCACCACATCATCAGGGATGGTGGCCGAACCGTGGTCGTAATCCACAATCACCGGTGAATAAGTGCCAAGTTCGTAGATTGACTGGTGGCCGTCATATGTGTAATCAATCTCAGTGCCGTCAATATCGGTGACTGAGTTGATTTCGATGACTGGTCGTTGAACGAGACGAACAACTCCGTCGCGTGGGAACAACCGGACTACTGAGCTGTCCACTTCAAACTTTTGAATAGCTCGTTGCACAAACATCGCAGAGGCATCGCTGAGCCACGCCGTAGCCTGCGAGGTTTCCCCTGCTGTGAGTGAGCGACCTAGTCGCGCTTCAACGTCGGCAGTTGTAGCTAATGCCATGTGACCTGTACACCTAACTATTCATGAGGGTGGTGAGGGCCGACTTGTTCAGCCGACCCCCACCTTCAAGGGATACCTGCTTAGGCAGATACGTATTTGACGACAGCCTCAGACTTGATGACCTTGGCTCCGTACACGTTCAAGCCACGGACAATATCCGAGAACTTCGTAGGGTTACGGAGGGACTCAAGCGACTGCACCTGGTTGATGAATGCAACCATGGACTCGTGGTAACCAACCATCGCCGGGGTTCCGCTGCTCTCAAGCAGTGGCGACTCCAAAACGGTGAAGCCGTAGAGACGACCAACCACTCCGTTGCGGAGTTCAGAGTCGGTACCAGCTGTCGAAGCGTCGTCCAATCCCTGGATGAGCAGGTCGGTCATGTCGGGGTTGATGACCAGGTAACGACCACCTGCAGGAACCTTGGCGAGAGCCATGGACTTGCGGATGTCGCGGACAGCGGCCTTAGCCTCGTCAGCAGTGTCCACCACTACCGAACCAGTGTTAGCGTTGGTAGCTCCGGTAACCATCAGGTCAACGAGGTAGTTTTCTGCGTCCTCGGCCAGGGCACGACCAGCAGAGTCAACCCACGGAGCGAACTCCGAAGATGCCTGCACACGGTCGACGTCGTCAACGTTCACAGAGAACGCCTTCTCCT